TCTTTGAGTTTTGGATGCAAGGTGCTCACGAAGAATTCCTCCTTCCCAAACCCATTCTTTACCTTCCATAATTCCGGATACAAAAGCATCAGGAGCAGAAGGATCTGCAACGATATCTGCTGCAGTTGCTAGCATAAAATCTGGACCAACTACCTTATGACCTTCATTGGTCAATTTAAGTGAACCAACACCACGAGAAGAAACACCAAGGCAAACACCTTCACCAATGAGGGATTTTGCAATCTTACCCATTGGAGTTTCTAAAAGTTGTGCCTTACCAATAAAATTACTTCCCCTTTGTTCAAGAGAAATAATTTTATGAGAAACTCGATCAAGATTGACGGTAGGACCATCAGGGTGACCGAGTTCTCCAAGAGCGCGACCCTTACAAACAAATGCTTCATTATATCTTGCAACTTCTTTTGCGAGAGTTTGCATTGGATACATTCTGCCATTACGGTTACAAATATCACCTTGAAGGAAAACTCCCTCAATATACATTTTCTTTTCAGCACCCTTTCCTTCGGTGATGAACTTAACCTGCGATACTTCTTCTGTGATGAGTTTCATTTTTATGCGTCTCCGGCAATTTGAACTTGTTGGTAATATAAAGCTCCTGTTCCGGTTCCATATGCCGAAACTCTTATGGATTTTCTCAAGTCTCCATCAGTAGAAAATGCAGTTATAATTCCTGCAGTATTTGTTCCAATACTAACTCTAGTAGAATAGTACCCACCAACTCCACTTGTTGTATTAACTGCCGTAACAGGTTGATGGGTGAAATTGTAATATGATTGTCCTGCAGAAGTTAAAGTTACATAGTCCCCAACTACAAATGGTGATCCAGTTCCTTCTGGAAAATCAATTGTGGTTGTTGTTCCCGTTACAATTCCAACGACTCTATTTGATGCTGGACTGAGAGCAAGAGTTGCAGTTCCTCCTGCAGGGACATAATAATCTGTTGTTGCTGCTGTTGGACTAGTTCCAATTCCAATAAAAGCTCCGGCAGAAACTGCCACAACTCTTAGTACCTTAGTTTGAACTGACAACGTAGATGAAGTTGTAGCAGATCCAAAAGTAATTGCAATAGAACTACCAAGACCAACGGGTTTATGTACTGGCATTATTCTTGATCCTCGTATGATGGTTCATCACCGAACATGGATGTGGCGACTAATGGGCGGGCAGCATCAACTCTCTCTGCAGATTTTGCAAATAGAATATTTTTAATACTATCCGATATTTCTGCTGGAGATGCATCAGTGGCAATCAAATCGATAAGTTCTTCCATAAAATTGTGTTATTATTATAAGATTATTTATATCTTGGCACCTTTGGGAATTTTTATTTCTGGAGGTTGAACTTCAGAACCACTTATACCAGATTCTGTTGGTATTTCTCCCAATGGTGCTTGTTCTGGAGAAATTTGTTGATCTACTGGTTCTTGGGGAGGAATAGGATTACCCATTTCATCTACTGGTGCATTTGGATCAGGTAGAATTCCTTTTTGAATTTCATCCTCAATTTGTTGATCAATTTCGACAATTTCTGAGTCAGTTTGCCTCAATATTTTTCTTCTTACATATTCTGTGGAATAATATTTTCCAATATAAGGTTCTACAGTTGTTGCAAGAGTAAGACGATTTGTAAGCAATTCCGCTTCTTTTAATTCTGCGAAATGATTGTCATATAAGAAATCATATTGAATATGATCACTCATTTTTTCCCAATCTTCTGGAGTTACAACATTCTTTAAAATTAATTGGGTGCGGAGAATATCATTAAACATGTTCGCAAAACGTTTTCTCAGTCTTCCAACAAATTTTGAGAATTTAAGTTCATCTCTTAAAATTTCTGAAGAACGTCCCAAATTAAATCCATCGCCCCCACCAGCGATTCTAGATTCTGGAACTCCAAGTGCCCTGTAAAGTTTTTTCTGGAAATACTCAATATCAGCAAGTTCTCCAAGATTTTGTCCACCAGGAAGTGTAGTGATTTCTGTTCCTCTACCACCTTCTCTACGTGGTAACCAAAAATCTTCCATCATAGACATAAACTTGCGATCATCACGAACTTCTCCAGTTTGTGCGTCATAAGTTAATTTATTTCTATAACGATTCATCACATCTTTCAAATATTGTTCTGCCTTTACTTTGGGGAGATTTCCAACATCAATATAAAAAATTCTACGTTCTGGAGCACGTGATAATCTGTAAATAACCAAAGAATCTTCAATCATTCGAAGTTGATTGAGTGCTTTAATTGCTTTATGAAGATATGAAAGTACTGTTCCCTTATTTCTATCAACTAATCCAGAATTGCAATAAGTAATAGAATCTTTTGCTATTTTTATTGTTTTTTTGGCTCCCCCACTAAGAGTTCCTGAGGGAAAATTTGGAGTTGGAGAATAGATATAATATTCTTCAATATCTGGAAATTTTTCATATTCATTGGATTTTAAACTATTAGCAATCACATAACGATCATTGGGATTACTTTTTTCTTGACGAACATATTTAATTTTCATGGGATCAATATATCTCAGTTCTTTGATCCCATCTTCAGGTTTTTTTACGTCAATTACTTTTAAATAATATACTCTTCCATCAATATACCAATTTCTAAAAATTTCGTGAGATTTTTTATCAAAATCTAGAATTTCTTTTATATGTTTGAATTCTTCTCTTATTATTTCTTTTAATTTTGGGCTAGCATTTAAATTTGATAATTCAATTTCTACAGGAGAATCATAAAGATCGCTAACAATTGCTTCATTTACAACGTCTTCAACAGCACCATCACATTCTGGATGTAACGCCATTTCTCTATATCTACGAATTAAATCGTATTCAGTTCTATAAACGCCTTCAATATCTACATACTGTCCATAAAATCCGGATTGAATATAATAATCAACCCCGTCCTCATTATTAGGAGGAACGGGGGAAATTATAGAGGGGGATTTTTTCTCATTATTATCAATTGAAAAACCAAAAAGTTTTGCCATTTTATAAAATTAAACTATTGTTATGCACTATTTAGTTAATATCTTCACCACCAGCTGCTGGAGAGTCTCCTTTAATTGCTTCCCACCAAAGAACTTGCATTTCTACAGTAAATTCTTGAATAGTACTAGTACCATAATCTAAAGGAATTTGACTGATTGAAGTTGGGAAGAGATCGTACATGTGATACGCTCTTAATGTAGAACCATCACGATCTAATTGATAGACAAATGCATCTGCTTGATAAGCTGCTGGATCAGTATTTCCAGTGTTGTCGGATAATCTATTGATTTTGTTCATCCAATTTTCAAAAGCAGAACGAATTGAAAAATCAGTATCGTTGATAACTGTAATTGTCCAACTATCGAATGTTCTGTCTCCAGCAACTTTCAAAACTCTTCCTCTAAATGCTACATCTAGTGGAGCAATATTTGATGCTGGAAGAGCAGCAGTTTTAACTAAAAATCTTGACTTATCAAGAACATTAGTATCTGCCTGAGCAATGTTTGGGAAAGATAAAACAACTTCAAAAAGATTACTTCTAGCACCGCCGCCAGTTAATTTACTTTTGAAGTCTGTAATCTTCCTCAAAGGAGGTGGATTTAATTGATTTCTGGTTGCCATAGTTTTGTACCTCTAGGTTAATTAAAAGTTACCGACTACTTCTTCAAAATCAACACCAGTTTTGGTGGCGACAAAGGTTAGACCAATGAAGTTGATTGATCTTGCTGGTTTAATATAAATGTCTGCAATAAATTCATTATTATCAATCACTGCGGCAGTATTATTTGTTTCATCGCAAACTACTAAGTAATCAAAAATTCCTCTCTTTGCCTGAACATCACGAAGGAAAGGTTCAATAGTATTTACAAAGTTTGTTCTAGTGAGAGAATCATTAAACTCAAAAAGTTGATCTTTTGCTGCCTGTGAAATTGCATCCTCAAGATAGATGAATAATCTACGAACATTAATTCTATCGAATGCAGATGCCTTAGCATATCCAGTCTTATCACCAAAAAGAATAATGCCAGCACCTGGTGAGAATATTACAGAATTAATTCTCTCAGAATAGAGGCGATCTCTTTGTGATTTTGATGGATTATATGCCAATTTGACCGCATTTAGAATTGACCCTCTAGCAGTTCCAGCTGGAGAATACCATGGGAAATTGTTGATATCATTACGAGCACATATTCCAGCAATATCCCCATTTAATGGAACATATCTAAATGTATCAGAAAATCTATCATACATGTACTTATAACCACTATCAAATACTCCGTATGAAGAGGATGCAATAGATGAATAGAAACTAATAACATTTGTTGTAATATCTTCGGAAGATCTTACTGTGGGACTAGTATCTATAGAAGTGTCCGTAAGTGCAGCGGTTCTATATGGTGAAATAAATGCAATTGCATCCTTTCTTAATTCTGCAACAGAAATAAGTTTATTTGCAAGTGCTTGAGCACCACTCTTAGTATAATTGGCAGATCCCATTAAGAGAAAATCTACTTTGAAATTATCTGTATTTTCAAATAAATCATATCCAGTTGCCAAATTACCAAGATTTGCTGATAGTGCTCCAGTTGTAAATGTGGATGCTCCATGATAATTTCTACCACCATCAAAAGTACTTGTAACAGCACCAGCAGCAGCAAAAATAATTCCATCCGCTTCTTGATCCCAACCAATATCTGTAGCCAAAGTATTTGCCGTGGTATTAATACCAGCAAATCCTGTAGTTACAATACCTGCAGGTTGACTGCCACCAAATATATAATTTGAAGAATTTGAAAGATATTTTCTCCAATATGATGGCGATCCAACTGAGAATTGAGCATCACTTGCTTTGGAAAGTGATAAATGTTTTTCTAAAATTGTTCCCGCATTTCCACTAACCGTTCCTAAAGCATCAATTACTATTACATGTAGTTCATCAAATCTAGCCCCTCTTGCTGCAGCATACTCCGAAGTCGATGGTCTTTGTGCTAAAGTATTCCAATAGATTAAATCTGCAGATGTTGAAGTAACTCCAATAGTCTGCTGATCAAACCAATCAATTTTAGAATTTACTGTTGCCGTCGATATTCCAGTTCCACTACTATTTCTTACTGTTAAATTGCTACCTGATGTAAACTCATATGTCCCATTTGGTTGATAATTGACATTCGTAATTGTTCCTGCCGCAGAAACATGTGATAAAACTTTTACGGAAACTGTACTACTACCAACTTCAGTAATAATACCTCTTAAATATCCATCAAGAACTGATGTTGTACCAGCTCCAGGGAGAACTACACCACTAATTGATTGAGTAACTCCAAATCCTACAGAAATTGATGTTGTTGTGGTAAGTCCTAAAATTTGATCTGCTTTAGAATCAATAATTGCAATTCTAATACCATTAGACCATGAACCAGGATTTTTAGCAACAAAAGTTACGTTAGGAATTGTATTATCATCATACCCCAATTCGGTATAATGCTCTAAACTTTTAATTTTTATACTCGAAGCAGTTCCAACAAAACCATTTTTTAAATCAGCATCGTCAGATCTCACTACTCTAAGTGATCCTCCATATGAGAGATATGAAGAGGCTGTTAACCAATGCTCATAATGTTTATCAATTGTATATGGTTCTCCAAAAGTCTTTAGAAGATCGCTTTCATTTTCTACAACAGTTGGTGCTTCAACTGGACCTTGAGCAAAGGGCGCCACTATTCCACCAATTTTATTTGAAGATGGTGTAGATCTACCAAGTGTTAAATCAATTTCCCTTACTACAAGTCCAGGAGATGCTAAATTTAAGGGCATCTGTCTTTCTCCGTTTGACCAGAATTTATTCTACAAGTATTTATAAATTGCTACTATTACATGTAGTCCCACATATAAGACCTATCTCCATATTCATCCGAATACCACCTATCTCCAGATTCATCAACAAAACTTGCCATTTCATCGAGTCCATCAGAAATAAACCCAAAAGGTGCCATATCTTGTTCAATTTGATTCTTTTGCTCCTCATAAATTCTTTTGCGGACATCATTATCTGTCATTTCCTTAAAGTAGTCCTGTGCCACCAACCAAGAGAAAATAACAAGACACATTGCTAAATCGTCATTACAACCTTCCTCTGCCTCAAATGAATTCCCCCTTTGAGCAAATGTTGTCAGTTCTGAAATAATATCATAATCGCATATAAGTAATTTATCATCTTCTAAAAGTGTTTTTAAGTTTGAACATCCCAATTTTTTAACTGATGAAGTTGTTCTGACTCCAAGTTGCGACTTCTTACCAGAGAATCCAGACCCCACAATCTGTCCTGCACGACCTCTCATGGCACACATCAGCACATTATCATACTCAAGGTCATATTGTATAATACTGGCAACCTGGTCACCAATATCATTAACCTCAATCAGCAACCAGGCATCATTATAACCTTTTGCCACTTGATGAATGACACTTGGGAACATCATTGGTTTAATTTCATTATTTCTATATTTTGCCACAATCTTGTATGGAAAATTTGTAATATCAAAAACAATAAATGCAGAATAATCATTGCCAATTCCACGAGCAACATCGACAGTGATTAGATAATTATTTTCTTCATTTGCTTCCTCATAAACATCCAATCCTGCATTTTTTTTGATTGGATCCTCATATACGAGATTTCGTAGTTTTGCCGGATTAATAAGTGTATTTACAGAACCTAAAAATTCGCAGTTATGTGATACTATATTATTAGAATAGTATAAGTTATCTTCACCAACATCCAATAAATCGTAAAGGTATATTCCCTCTTCTACTATTTCATTATATACAATTTTTTTTCCTTGTAGGATATCATCCACTTTGATTGTAGATGCTTTAATTTTTTCAGACCCAAACGAATGATTTTCAGAGCATTTTATTTCCGTTCCATCCTCAAAAATTATCCAATGATAAAATGGTCTATAAACTTTCTGAATACCTGAGAAAGATTTAAACCCAGTAGGGGTTTTTACCAATAAATTTTTATTAAGTTTAAACATTTTTCCAACACTCCTTTAAAACTATTCTTTTAAGTCCTTGTGATGTTAAGTTATACTTATCAGCATATTCTTT